ATTTGAACTACCAAACAAATCATATATATATAATATTAGACTATTCGAGGTACTTGTATGAATAATTTTGTTTGAGGTACTTTTGGTAGTTTTTACTATTATAACATATTTTTTGTTTTTTACCAAATTTACTCTAAAAATACAAAAAAGAGGAATTAATCCTCTCTTTTTAATTTCAATTTTTTAGGTTCTTCTATAATTTCTGTTGCAACTGCTAAACCATCATCTGTTATTATTGTATAAATTGCATCATTATTTTTTAATAACACTTGTTTTATTTGTGGGCTAGTATTAATTATTGCCATAAATTCTAATGGTGTTATTTTATAATTTCTTTCTTTTAAATAATTTTCTATTTCAAAACTATACATATTAATATAACCTTATACTATCCCATTGAGTATTGCCATTATCTATATTCATATTTACTTGATTTTGTACTAAATCATATAAATTTCCTAGAGCATTTACTCTATCTTGCCCGTTTCCAAAATCTCCTCTAATAGTTCTTCTTACTAAATCTAGTAATTCTTCATCACTAATTGTAGGAGTAGGTGTTGGCTCTGGGCTAGGTTCTGGAGTTGGTTCAGGTGTAGGTGTTGGAGTTGGTTCTGGTTCAGGAATTGGATCTAAATGATTTAAACCTAATTCTCTTATTATAGTAGGATAGTCTTTATAAATATAATTTCCATCTATATTTTGCCCTCCTAAATAAGTTTCCCCAAATTGCCATATACCATAGTTAATTTCATATGCTGGGTCTGGTGCATCTCCTCCCCATAGAGCTATCCACCAATCAAATTCTTTATTTAATTCATTTCCTGATATTATATTTCTATACCAATTCAAATTTGAATAAACTCCAAAGTAATATCCTGCTTTTTGTATTTCATAACCAAATTTTCTTACTATATTATTTAAAGTTTCTCTATCTATTCCAGACATAGAAGAATCTTCAATATCTAAATAGATTGGTAAATCAAATTTTTTATCTTTTATTACTTCCAAACATTTTTGTGCTTCTCTTCTTGCTTCATCACAATTAGTTGCATAAGAATACCAATAAGCACCTAAATGTATTCCTTGTAATCCATTATAATGGTTATCTAGTTGATTATCTTTAGTTTCACTAAAACCTGCTCTTAATATTGCATATTTACAATTATTTTTAATATCTTCATAATTTATTCCACCTTGCCAAGTAGAAATATCAATACATAATTCTTTCATTGTCATTCTCCTCTACTTTCATCTAATGTTGGTTCATCTTTTATTGGGTCTATAATCTCTTCTTTACCATCATTAAACTCTTTTTCTTGTTCTTTTGTTAAAATAATTTCTTCCATATTTATTTACCTTTCTTTTATGAGTTCTACTAGAATAGTATAATTAATCTATTCTAGCAAAAACTCTTTAAAATACCCCTTTAAATTAAGTCTAGTATGCTATTCTACATTGTTGTTAAGTTTATCTTTTAATTTTTTAGGCATTGGTAGTCCTAATTTCTCACAATTTTCAGTAATCGACACTATTTCCATATAAATTACATAGAAACTTATAAAGTATCCTACTGGTTTAATGTTAAATGCTAGTGATACTACTAAACCTATTACTATATACACAATTTCTGCTAACTTTTTACCTAAACCATCCCTCATTTTCTTACTTGATACTTTTTTCTTCTTCCAAGCATTATAATATCCTGTTATTATATCAAGTACCATAAGGATACATGGTAAAACTAAAGCCCACCAGTCATGTGTAAACTTAATATTCTTAAAAAATTCCATTGTTTCCTCCTATCTATAATATTAATAATATTGCACCAGAACTTTTTGTACCTGCTGTGTCTGTGTATAATATTAAATCTGTGCTAGATGCTTGAATAGAAGCAGGATAATTTACATTGCTGTTATTTGTAAATCTTGCACCACTCCAGCAAACTATTTTTGTTGGTATTTTTAAATTACCAATTACAGTATAGTTTGCATTAAAAGTCCCAAATATATCATAACTAAAATAAATCATATTACCATTTTTTAATGCTTCTGCTCTATTGATAGTAGACACAACATTTGTAAAAGTTATGTAATCTGTATAATCTACTACTTCCCAATCATTTTTTACATTTTGATATGGATAATAAGTTGTAGCATTACTGCCTGTTTCTAATTGATAATTAGTATTTTTTATATTAGTTATATCTGTATTAGTAAAAGTAGCATTATCACTTCTTTTTATCATTATATTAAACCATCCTGCTGTATTTATTGTAAATGTGTGCTTTGTTGTTCCAGCAGATAACCAGTTTGTTTCATATATCATTGTAGGCCATGAACTTAATGGTGGTATTCCTACATTTTGAACTTGAATACCAAATTGATATGAAGAACTTAAATTAGTACTAAAAGTGTAAGTTCCTACTTCTAACCACAAAACCTGTCTTGTATTCATACGAATTGTACCAGAACCACCAGTAATATCTCCTTGTACTAATGTTGTTTTGTCAAGCATATTTTTTGTTCTTATACTATCTACTATTATGTTTCCTATATTAGCATTATCAACTATGCTTAAATTTATATCATTTCCACTTTGATTTACTTCTATTTGGTCGCTATTTATTAAATTAACTGCCATTTTTTATCACTCTCCTTTATTGAATATATACTTGTACTTCTTCATTGTTATAAAGTACATCTATTCCATTATATTGTAAGCCACTTATATTAGGCTTATTTCCAATTCTTACTTTTTGCCATATAGTATATGTTTCTCCAATTTCAAAATTGCCATTTATTGTTAAATATATTGTTGATTCATCATTACTTATAATATCTATATTTTTTATAGCTTTATCTACATTTATTACAAAATAAGTTTGTTTGTTATTTTTATAAAACTCTTGCCAACTTAATGTATTTATGCTTGTTGTTTCATCAACATAATTTATTCGATATTTGATACAAGGAGTGTTAGAGTAATTAGTGTTTCCACCATTTGTAATTGCTTGATTTAGTTTAGTTGCTCCTATCTTATATCTAACATTTGTATCTTCATCTATTATATTTATTGTGTTTAAGAAGTTTAAATCCACAACTTCATAAAAGTTTTTATTCCAAGATGTATGATTATTATTTATTCCATATTTAGTTTGACTTATTAAATTATTTTCTTCTATTGTATAATTGTTTAAGTAGCTATTTGGTATTTCTACACTTGACATTGTCATATTATCTTGTGTTGTTAAGTTATAAATATTTCTACCAAATATAAATCTTGTGTTTTCTGTTCCTGGATAATATGAATAAAGATTAACTTTTTTAGGAACAAACATATCTACACTTCGATAACCCTCTCCATTGTAATTTAATGAATTATAATCTTCTTTAACTAAATTGAAGTACCAAGTAGCACTTCTTGGGTTTACTGCATAAGAATATATTTGCAGATAGTTAAAGTTGTTTTTTACATACAAAGTCCTATATTCCCATTGGCAATTTTTGTCGATTCCAACATTTATTGGATTCCATACTCCATTCCATCTTTGAATATAGTAATTTCCTTTATTAGTTGCAGTGTCTATGTTATCAATAAATTCAATATACAAATCTGTCAAATTTCTATCTATAAATATCAATTCGTGCATTGTAAAATCATAATTTCCTAATGATCTTTCATATATGGTTGAACTTGTGTTATTAGAGAAATTGTATTGATATAGTCCTATATATTTAGCATCTGGAGTTCCTGCAGTTCCCCATCTTTGATTATTTTGAACGAAATAAACATTATTATAATCTATGAATACACTCTGTTTTTTAAAGTGATAATCATCTACATATGGATGGAATGAAAATGTTTTTATATCACTTGTACTAGGATTTCCAGTATATGTTTTTGAATAACAAGATATTGTTCTTGAGGAAGATAAAGTGCTACTCCATACACATCTAAATTGAACTTGACTATCATCATTAAATTGTGCTATTGCACTTCCAAATAATGCTTGTTGTTGTTCTACATATTTAGTCCATACATTAGGCATTCCTACATTTATTTCAAGCCCATATATTTTTAAATCATCCCAGTCCCAATTGCTGCCTCTATTAGTTGCACCACTTCCAAAAAATATATAATGTGCTGAATTTGGATCTTTAAACATATTTTTGCAATAGAAGTTTTTATAATCATTAGGCAAAATATATGTAGTTCTTAAATTTAATCTATATTCTTCTTGAACTGGGACAGTTATATTATTAATCATAACAAATCTCTTTTCACTTGAAGATCCTATTTGTGCTTGTCCGTATGTATAACAAGTATCATCTATAAAATAAAAAGTTCCATCTTCTGCTTGTTTCATATATTGAATATATCTCAAGTCTGTTCCACTACTATATTTATAAAATGCCTTTACTGGTTGAAATTCTTGGTCTACTAATATTATTATTCCTTTTACATTGTTATTTGTATCTTGATATCCACCATATAACACACTTAAACCAGAGGTTAATTCGTTTCCCTCTACCATTCCCTCAAATCTAAAATTATTATATGTTGATGGTAAAAATGAAGCCCAAGTGTTTCTAGATATGTTTGTATTACCTTTTATAATTTCATCTTGTGTAGGACTTGTATTGGTAAGTTGATTAGTAAAATAATTTAATAATTGTCTTTTTGCTTCTGTTCTCATACTTTCCTCCTATGTTATTGTCCCACCATAATATTAGTATCATAAAAAATAATAGTGGTTTCTTCTTCTAAATCTATATTACGAGTAATTGTTTCTCCCTCGTTTAAGTTTCCTTGTGATTTTGCTCTTTGGTTGTCAAAATAGTTAATAGCATTTTCACTATTAAAATTTGAACTTAATTCAAATGTGTAATATATTTTGTTTGCATTTAAGTACATATCTATTTTTTTAGATTTAACCATATAATTTTTTGATAATTCAGGTAATGGAGCATTATAATTCAATATTTGACCTATGTTAAATAAATTTAGTTCACTTTGTACTTTTAATGTTATTTCTGCACTACCTTTATATTTAATATAACTTTGTCCTATTTTTTGTAATTCTGTACTAGAACTAGCATCATTTCTATTTTCATATCTTGATATAGTTCCTTTTCTCCCTATTTGATTTGTAATTCTTTCAGTTTCTTCATTGTTTAAAACTATTTCTCTACCTTTTACAATAGGGTAATATGTAATAACAATACTAGAACCAACACCTAATAAATCTGTTGAATTAAATGTGGATTCTCCTGGTGTATATACAAAGTCAGCAGTAATTCCTAATTCTACTTCTTGCTTTGTTGCATAAGTTTTTGGTACACCATTTACACTTATTTCTGTAATGGCACCAATTTTATTTTGACAACTGAATATTTTTGAGTATCCATCTGCTATTAGTGTTTCACTTTGAGTAATATTTGCAAATACCTCATCACTTGTCATTATTTGTTTATTTCTATAATCATTTGTTGAATAATTAAAACTTATATCTATTATTTTATTATCGCAATAGTATTCTTCTGTATTATCTATTGTTTGTATATTTTCTTGTAATAATGGATCATAGAAATCTATTGCAATAGTGTTTTCATCTATCATTCTTGTAGTCCATCTACTTTGACTAACTTCTGCTATATATTGGAATACATCATAAGCAGTTTTATCTAGAGTAGAGTAGGCATTTATTTCATCATCTGGATTTTGTATGTTTATATTTCCAAGTACAAAGCCATAATCTGCAATATTATTTATTACTTGTTCTATTGCTTCTGGTATTGTTTTTCCAGTAATAACAAAGTTTAATGTTTCTCCCTCACTTAATAAAGTTTTAAAATCTAATATTTGTAAATCAACAAAGTGGGGTTCTCTTGGATTTAGACTTATCTTTCCTGTGTTTTTTGCAACACCACAAAATAATAATGTTTCATCTTCTCCATCTACATCATAAATTTCACATTTAGAATAATCTTTTGGAAAGTAATATCTTGATACATAATCTTTATCATCTTCCCAACTTTTTGGATAACAATTTTTTAAAATTGTAGAAGAAGTAGAAAGCATTTCTTCTTTTATTTGCAAATTGCTATTTGATACTACTTCTTCATTATTAATTAAAATCTTAATCATTTAGTTGCCCCCCAGTTATAATCATTTTTAGCACCACCACTAAATGTTTTAATGTTTGATACTAATTGTCCTAATGGGTCAAATTCCATATTGTTATTTACTATTACATTTGTTTGTGGACTATATGTTGAACTCATTGCACCACTTACTTCAGGTTGTAAATTAAATACACTATCAATGGTATCTTGAACTTGTCCTTTCATATCATCTAGTGCTTCTGTATATCCTAATACTGAAAATTTACCTAATATAGCAAATTCAGTTGATGGAGAATGAATACCTAATGCTGACTTCATTCCATTTAATATGCTTTTTGCAAGTCCTTTAACTTTATTTACTATCCAGTCTTTAGCACCAACAATACCATTCCAAAGTCCTGATACTATATTAGAACCTATATCCCATACTTTTGAAATCATTGAACCAATACCATCTACTATTTTTTGTAGTAATTCTTTACCTGCATCTAAAAGTTTTCGTATGCTTTCATTTGAAGTTAAAGCATTTACAATTGCTATTATAATTTCAGGTATTGCTTTTATTAACTCAACTATAATTGTAGGTATAGCTTCAATAATTCCCATTAATAATTGAATAGCACCAACTATTAATTGTGGTATAGAATCTATTAAGCAAGTAATTATTGTTGTAATTATTTCTGGTAAAGCATCAACTAAAGCAGTAATTATTTCTGGAATTGCTTGTATTATTCCCATTAATAAAGTAATAGCTGCTTGTATTATTTGTGGTGTATATTTTGTTATTTTTATTAATCCATCTACAATCGCTTTTATTAATTGAGGAAGTAGAGTAGGTAGGGATTGTGCTAAAACATCTATAAGTGCTATTGCACTTCCCATAATTGCATCTATTAAATCAGGTAATAAATTTGTTGCTTCTTTTGTTATTTCTATTACTGCTTCTCCTAAAATTCTAATTATATCTGGTAAATTCTTTGCTAGACTTTGAATTAGTCTTTTAGCAGCTTCAATTAATGGTGGTAATAATGATTCAAGTAAACCAGGTAATTCATCTGCTATTTTTTCTACTATGGATGGTAATATCTTTGCAATACTTTCTATTGCTCTTATTATTACTGGCATTATATTGTTTAAGAATGTTTCTACTGAATTTATTAAATTATCTACAAGTCCATCTATGTCAGCATCTTTTTGTGATAATCCTAGTATAAAGTTATCCCATGTTGCCTTAACCATATTCATAGATCCTATAATTGTAGAACTTGCTTCTTGTCCTGTTTTGCCCCATACACCATATTGTTCTGCATAGTGTTGAATAACATCAATGATTTCATCACTTGTAAGTTCATTAACATTTGATATATTTCTTCCAAGTATTCCTGCGTTATTAGCTGCTTCTATAAATCCCTCTTGTGTACCTTTGATACCAATATTTAAGTTATCTAGATATACAAAAGAACCTTTTAAAGCCCAGTTAATAGCATTTTGATAGTAGTCTATGCTTCCACCATAAGTATTAAATAAATCACTTGACAATTGTAATACTTTATTAGTGTATTCTATTGCATCTTTATTTTCGTTTAATCCTGCATTAACAAGTGGGTAAGCACTTTGGAAACTTGTTAAATAGTCATTTTGACTCATTGTTAGATTCTTATATGCTTTTTGACTATCTTCTAGGATTCTATTCATTTCAGCCGAACCTTCTCCAAATAATGATACAAGTCCACCCTCTAATTGCTCGAAGTTAGAATATGCTTCAACACTTGCTTGAACCATTTTTTTAATGCCTTTTAATGTCTCTGCAAGAATTAAACCTGATGTTGCTAGTGTTAGAGTACCTAAAGCACCTAAAACCCCACCAACAGACTTTCCAAAACCTTTTATGGTTTGACTTGCTTCTTTGGTTTTTTTGTCTAATCCCTCTGTGTTCCCCACAAAGTTGACTAATACTTCTGCATTACTAAAACCCATGTGTTCCTCCTTTCTTAAAAAATAAAAGTGAGAGGTTTATTATTCCCTCCCACCTTAAAGGATTATGCTGAAGCCACTTCAGTTGCTTTTCCTATTAATTGCATTTCAAATGAGAACTCACTCTCATCTTCAGCTGCTCCACCTAAATCACTTAATGATAGTGAAACATTTGCTTGGTATGTAGTGTATTCTAATACACCACCACTTACACCACTTAATAAATCAAATTGAATACCTACATTAGTGAATTGAGAAACTTCTCCATCTCCAATTAATGTATGTACTTTATCAAGTAATGCTAAATCTCCTGCATTATTAACATCTAGTTTTAGTGTACCACTTAATACAACACTTGCACCTGTGATTATTTTTCTTTGTAAAGCATCACAGAATACATAGAAGTCTTTAGTTTCTAAATCAGTAGCAACTTGAACTTCACTTGTAGTACAAATGCCAGTATAAACTGGTACTGAACTTGTTCCAGTATTAATAGCAAGGTTTTTGATTAACTCTCTATTATTTATAAACCAGTTATTCATAATTTTCTCCTTTCTTATGAAATTCTATTTATAATACATTGAAGTGTCATTGTATAAGATACTCTTCTTATATCTTCCCACTCTAATGTTCTTGGATTACTAAATTGTTTTATTAGTATTTGCCACTTTTGGTCTTTCCAATTAAAATATATATTTTGTCCTATTAAGTTGCCTATATCTACACTTAAATCCTTTGCTATTTGAATGTTTGTTCCAAATATATCTACATTGTAATAGTTATATAATGGACTTGCTTCAAAAAAGACTACCTTTTGACCTGATTCTTCTTGGACTACAATAACATTTTCATCATCTTTAAAAGTACTATATTCTGCTCTTACTATAAAACCATTTGTAATACTTCTTAAATAATCTATTAAAACTTTATTTTTGTTTTTAATATCTATATCTGTCATTGATTTATCTCCTTTAATGCTCTATTTTGGGCTGTTTCAATAATGACTTTTTCTTTTTGTCTATACATTGATCCATACCATTGTGGTCTTGTTGTTGGGTTAGTCCATTTTACATTAGTCATTTTATATACATAAGAAGCATATTTTGTTCCTCTTAATAAACCATATTTTGCATGGTCTCTTTTTGCAATAGGGGTTCTAATTTCTTGTCTTTCTAGTTCTCCTGTTAAATGAGGATATGCTCTTGCTCCTTTTGTAAATTCTCTTGTTAAAACTGCAGTAAAATAAACTGACCTATCTTCAAATTGTTCTATTTCTTCTTTTGGTATATCTTTTTTTACTTTTACATCAACACTAAATATAGTCTCATTATTCATTATTTAACTGCTAATATAATATTTGCAACTTTATTCCAAATCCAGTCATCTTTTACATCTAATATAGAATATTTATGTCCTTGTATTACTAATTCATCTCCAATTTCTACATCAGTTCCTGCTTTAGTTATAAAATAACCTGTTGCTTCTGCTGTTGTATATTCTCCAAAACGAATTTTAGCATCTACATTATAAGGGCATACTTTAATTTCTACTTCTTTTTTATCTTGGTCGTCATAATAGTCATCACTTGTAGTTGTTCTATTATTCTGTATTAAAGTAGCTTTAAAACCATTTACATTAAACATATTAATCTCCAAATGGTAAGTTTAATCCCATATTATAATTAATTGGATTTCCTCTATATAAATACCCTGCATTTCCTAGCATTCTTAAAGCATTCTTACTTATATCACTGATTAAATCACTTTCCATAGCACCTGCTTTAATTGTTCCTCTATTATCTAAACAAGGTATATCATATTCTAATATAAATCTTAATTGTTCCATACTGGCATTTTTAATAGCAGTAGGGCAAGTATTTTCATCCCAATTTGGATTACGATACTTGATTCCTACTTGACTATATATCATTTCACAAGCAATTTCAATTTGGTATTGAACTACATCTTGTGAATATTTATCTTTAAACTCTTTTGTAGTAAAGAAAGTCATAATAAGACCTCCTTTCTAATTATGCTGATAATTCTTCAACTAATTTGATAATAGCATTTTGTTCTACTACTTTAGCACCGAACATTATATTACCTTCCATAACATAATATCCTGGGAATCCTGGATAGTTTCCATTGTATTCTACGAATGAATCGAAGAATGAATCTCCAACTACTGCTAGTGGATTATAGAAGTATCCTTTTTCATCTCCTAGCATAGTATCATTGATAGCAAAGATTTGTACTCCATATGCTTCATCAACAACACCCATATCAACACCTTTAACACCAACTTCTGTTTCAAATTTTAAAAGTGAAGTTAATGCTGAAGCTAATTTTGCATGTTCTGTAGCTGCTAAACCTAATCTATAATCACTATATACATTCTTATTGAATAAGTTTGCTTTTAAGTTATTTAATGTATCAATATAACCTTGTTGGTTATCAGGATTCCATACTGCTTCATTAGATACTGAATTTGCTAACATACCAAATCCATAAGTATCAATTTGTGTTGCAACTGCTTGGTCTTTCTTTTCCATAGCATCTTCTAATGTGTTAATAAAGTTAGTTCCTGAAACTAATACTGGTATTCTAATAGAATAGTCCATTGGTAATTCAGTTAAATCAACTTTAATACTAGAATATCCTAGTAATCCTGGAGTTAATGCAGAAGTAATTTCTTTTGTTTCTCTTACATTAACTGTTGCATTTCCAGATTTTAGAACTTCAATCATTGGAGTTCCTGTGTTTCTTATTTCTCCTATATAATTAGGATTTAAAAATTTGTAAAATTGTGAATAGTATAGTAAAGATTGATAAATTCTTTTTGATACTGATTGTAAATCTAAACTATATACTCCATCTTGTGTATAATTCATAAAATATAATTCTCCTTTTCTTACTTAATTATTAAGTCTTTTAGACTTGTTTTTCGAGTGATCTTAATCTCCTCTTTTGGTTTTGTTGTTGAATTAAAACTTGTTTCGTTTGGTACTTCAGGTTTTTTCTCTGGTTCTGGGAAGTATGTTGCCTTATACTTTTCTTTAATCATAGAAATTGCTTTTGCATCATCTTCTTCATCTTTATATAATGAATTTCTTAATGCACTAATTTCTTCTAGATTTTCTTTTTTAAAACCTTGTGAAACCATTTCTACTTGAAGTTTTAATCCTTTTGTACTATTAGTTAGTTCTGTATTTCGTGCTTCTATATCATTGTAAGACTTTTCTAGCTTATTGTATTTATCTTCTAATTCAGTATAAGATGCAGTGTTTTCTTTTAAAGCTTCTTTTCTTGCATTTTCAACTTCTTCACTAGGTACATATCCCTTTCTAATATCTTTTTCCAACTTTTCTATGTTAATATCATCATTGGATAGTTGGATATCCTTGTTTGTTAGATATTTACTAATATCCATAAATTCCTCCTATTTG